CGGCGGCAAAACTGGCATCTGGCGCAGCTTTTTCCGCTGGTATGCTGATGCCATACGCTGGCACATCAGCCCCGACAGGCTGGCTGTTGGCCTACGGGCAAGCAGTTTCTCGGACTACTTACGCAGATTTGTTTTCTGCACTAGGAACTACATATGGCTCTGGTGATGGCTCAAGCACCTTTAATCTGCCAGACCTGCGTGGCCGTGCTATTGCCGGTCAGGACGACATGGGCGGCTCATCAGCCAACAGGCTGACCAATCAGAGTGGCGGCCTCAACGGCGACACGCTTGGTGCGACCGGTGGTAGCGAGACGCACACCCTGACTACAGCGCAAATTCCATCGCACTCACACAGCATGGGGTCAAACTCGCGAGTACAGGTCGGATTAGATAACGGCACGGCCTACTCTGGTTACTCGCCAACTCAGTTCTCGCCGACCACTTACAGCACCCAAAACACAGGCGGCGGCGGAGCACATAATAACGTCCAGCCCACCATCATTTTGAATTATATCATCAAAACGTAGGTAAAAATGACAGTAACCAGCGGCTCTGATACCTATAAGCTATATTCTGGCAACGGCACAACGCATGTCTTTGCCTACACATTCCGTGTATTCACAAGCTCGGAACTGCTTGTTTTAATTAGAAATAATACTACCGGCGCAACACACATTGCGACCGACACAGCCCGCAGCGGGGCCTATGACCCTGACACACATGTCGGCGGCGAGGGGCTGAACACCGCATATATCCTGTCCGGCGTCGATGACGCTAACGGCGGCAACGTCACATTTAAGTACGACACCGGCAACCCGTCAGATGCGAATTACAGCACTACCGACTACCGCCCGCAGACAGGCGAAAGCGTCATCATTATTCGCGTCCCGGCCATCAGCCAGGAAACCAACTATGTGCCTGGTGGCGCATTCCCAGCCGAGTCTCACGAGGACGCGCTCGACAAGCTGACATTCCATGTGCAGCGCATAGAAGACCAGCTAAATAAAACAATCCAGCGGCCAGAGGCTGACACCGGCGTAGTTAGCAGCAGCATCGACAGCTCTTTGTCTGTGCTGCCTGACAACGCAGACTTAAAAGGCAAGTATCTGTCTTTCAATTCCAGCACGGGCGCGCCCGAGGCAGGCGCTAATGTGAGCGACGTTGCTTTGCTGGCATCTAGCCAAACGCTAACCAACAAAACAATCAATGCCGACAACAACACGATTAGCAACATCGAGGTAGACAACCTCAAGGCCAGCGCTGTTGTCACTGAAGCAGAAGGCATTCAAAGCAACGACAACGACACGTCGCTGCCGACCAGCGCTGCCGTCAAAGACTACGTTGACTCGCAGGCTACTGGCGAAACCCTCAATGTAAATACAGACGGCGGCAACTTTGCGCTGACCATAGACAGCGAAACGCTGACATTTGATGGCGGCTCTGGCATTACCACGAGCTCTAGCGGCACCACGGTACAGATTGACATCGACACATCCGTTGTCACGCTCAATGACACGCAGACGCTTACAAACAAAAGCATAGACGCGGCGCAGTTAACGGGCACGATTGACGACGCGCGCATTCCTGTAGCTGCCACAGACTCTGCGGGCCTCATGTCTGCTGCCGACAAGACAAAGATGGACGGCATTGAGACGGCAGCAACTGCTGACCAGACTGCCGCTGAAATCCTGACCGAAATCAAAACCGTGGATGGCGCAAGCTCCGGCCTTGATGCCGACCTTCTGGATGGCCAGGAAGGCAGCTATTACACCAGCTACGCAGACACAGCAGTGTCAAACCTGGTTGATAGCGCACCATCTACTCTGGACACTCTGAACGAATTAGCTGCTGCACTTGGCGACGACGCCAACTTCAGCACTACGGTCACGAACAGCATCGCAACCAAGCTGCCTTTAGCTGGTGGCACAATGACTGGCAACATTGTCATGTCAGGGACAGAGACTGTTGATGGACGTGACTTGTCTGTCGATGGGGCCAAGCTAGACGGGATTGAGGCATCAGCAGACGTAACCGACACGGCCAATGTCACTGCTGCTGGTGCGCTGATGGACAGTGAGGTTACGAACCTCGCACAAGTCAAGGCGTTCGATTCATCTGACTACGCCACTGCGGCACAAGGCACGACAGCAGATGCGGCTATGCCAAAGGCAGGGGGCACGTTCACCGGCGACGTTACGTTTGCAGACGACCAAGAGCTACGCATTGGCGACGGCACCGACCTGAAGATTTGGCATCAGTCGTCAAGTGGCAACAGCTTCATTCAAGAGCAAAATCCTAGCGGCTCTCTGAAAATCACCGGCAATGAGATACAACTCCTTAACGCGCTGAATACCGAATACAAGGCTAAGTTTAAAGACGACGGTACAGTAGAGCTTTATTACAACGGTGCCAAAAAGGTTGAGACGACCAGCGGTGGTATAGAAGTTGACGCAGACGGCACCGGCGGCACAGTCGGCGTCAAGGTCAACAAAGATGATAACACCGGCTATTTCTTTTCCGCGCAATATGACGGAACCGTCAACAGCGGCAGGCTTTACAGCTTAAAGCCACCAACAACGGACAGCGGCAGTGAGCCGTTTATCTGGGAAACCGGCAACTCACATGCCTTCAATACTGACGGCACCGAAAGGCTCAGAATAAACTCTAGCGGTGATGTCGAGATAAAGACCGGCCACCTTGAGCTTGGCGACGACCAAGAAATCCGTCTCGGCGACAGTGATGACTTCAAGCTGTTCCACAAGTCGTCTACCAACCAGTCCATTATCAACGAGGGCGGTGCCGGTTCGATGCTTATTCAGGCGTCGAATATGTTCTTACAGAACAACAGCGGCGGCCAGACGTATGCTAAATTTACAGACGGCGGCGCGGCGGAGCTTTACTATGACAACTATAAGACCTTCGCGACCACCTCTGAAGGCGTAGATGTTTACAACAATGACGCCACCAATACTGACGGCCCTGTCGTAAACCTCCGGCGCGATAGTGCGTCACCCGCTGTGAACGACATTCTCGGTGACGTGCGCTTTCTCGGCAGAAATGATGCGGCGCAATATGTGGGCTACGCTGGCATCGACGGCATCATCTATGATGAGACAGACGGCACAGAGAACGGTGCGCTGCGTATTTCTGCAATCAATAATGGCACCAACACAACATACCTGACATTCGGTGATGGCCGCGCTCGGTTTAATCAGGACGCGCGGTTCGATGACGACGTCAAGGCTACGTTTGGTACTAGTGGTGATTTAGAGATATTCCATAATGGAAGTTCTTCTGTAATAAACGATGTTGGCACTGGCAAATTAACTATTGGTGCCAATGACAGAATTGACCTTATGAATCCAGCGGCAACTGAATATTATGCCCGATTTATTTTAGATGGAGCAGTAGAACTTTACTACGACAACGTCAAGAAGTTTGAGACGACAGCCGATGGCGTGACGATTACGTCAACGGATGATGGCGCTGTAGATGCCCCCATATTGAAACTTAACCGCGACAGCGCCTCCCCAACGGACGGCGATGACTTGGGCCGGATTGAATTTAACGGCAAAAATGATGCAGGGCAGGATGTAGGTTACGGGGTTATCTTTACAGAAATCGGTGACGCCAGTGATGGCACAGAAGACGCGCGAATGAAATTCGCAACTGTGGTCGATGGGTCACAAAAGTCTACGATGGAAGTTAAGTTTGGCACTGTCTCAGTCAATGGCCAACTAAACGTAACTACTGGTGGAGACATCCGTTTTGAAGGCACAACAGCGGATAATTTTGAAACCGTACTCTCTCCCGGTGACCCAACCGCCGACCGCACGATTACGTTGCCCGACGCAACCGGCACGGTCGTTGTGGACGCGGATGGCGCGACAATAGACACCCTCTATGTCGGTCGCGGCGCTAGTAGCGTTACGACAAACACCGCCGTTGGCGTTGATGCGCTCTCGTCTGTAACTACCGGCCTTGTGAACACTGCTGTTGGATATGACGCTGGCGAAGATATTACTACTGGCGAAAGAAATACATTAGTCGGCTTTGATGCTGGCACAGAGTTAACCACCGGCAGCAGAAACACCAGCATCGGCCATTTGGCGAACGCCAATGCCACAACTGGTAGCAATAACACTGTTGTCGGCTCACAAGCCTTGCAGAGCGCAACGACAGGTTCCAACAACACAGTAAGTGGTTACTTGGCCGCTCCTTTTTTAAACGCAAGCAACAACAATATTTTTGGATACCAAGCCTTTTTTGATGCAACAACCGCAGGTAATTGCGTGGCGATTGGAGCTTCAGCATTAAGGCATAATGTAGCCGGAAACGGCGGCATCGCAATCGGCCACAATTCGCAGTATTACGCAAACAGCACTGCGACGTCATACACCAACACCAACACATCTGTCGGTTACGAGTCGCTGCTCGGCTCAACGACCGCCGCTAACAACACTGGACTAAACAACACTGCTTTGGGCTATCAAACGCTGAGAAGCAACACCACTGGCGATAATAATGTTGCGACGGGTCACGGTGCCTTATACAGCAATGCCAGCGGTGGCGGCAACGCGGCTTATGGCTACCAAACGCTGCTTGTCAATACTACCGGCAGTTCCAATGTTGCAACAGGCTTTCGCTGTCTATATTCCAACACCACTGGTGCCGCAAATGTGGCTGTGGGTCTTAGCTCTACAGAAAGCAACACAACTGGAACCAACAACACTGCTGTCGGCATTCACTCGCTGCAAAAAAACACAACTGGCACCACAAACGTCGCTATTGGCGGCGGTGCGTTAAGGGAAAACACAACCGCATCTAACAATACAGCTGTTGGCCGATTTGCAATGGTGCTGAACACTACCGGCACACAAAACACAGCGGTGGGCAACTACTCATTAGATGCCAACACTACCGGCTCGTATAATACAGTTACTGGCTATGCGGGCCTGACTGCAAACACGACTGGCGTACAAAATGCTGCGTTTGGTTACCAGTCGATGCTTTCCAACAACACCGGTTCCTACAACACAGGGCTTGGCATGAGCGCTTTGCAATCCAACACCAGCGGCAACAACAACGTCGCGGTGGGGCGCTTAGCACTCTCGGACAACACCACCGCCAGTGAAAATGTGGCCGTCGGAAGGGGCGCACTGGAACGAAACACCACTGGCACTAACAATATTGCGATTGGCAGTCTGACCCTCAACAACGCCACCACCGCCAACTCCAACGTGGCTGTTGGAAAAAATAACTTGCGTGAAAACACTACGGGCAACAACAACACAGCGGTTGGCGATGCGGCGCTTCGCTATAACACAGAAGGCGGCAACAACACTGCGTATGGTTATAATAGCGTTGCCGCAAACACTACCGGCAACAACAACGTCGGAGTGGGCTATCGCGCTTTATACAACAGCACGACCGGCACTGATAATACGGCTGTTGGCACTCTTGCCCTTTCTCAAAACACTACAGCAAGCTCCAATACCGGCATGGGCCGTAACGCGCTCGAAAGCAATACCACCGGCAGTTCAGGAACTGCTGTCGGTCAAAGCGCCCTGCAAGAAAACACCACCGGCAGCACCAATACGGCAGTAGGTTATCAAAGCCTATTTACAAACACGACCGGCGGGTTAATGACCGCGATAGGTGGCTTGGCTCTTAGGAGTAACACGACCGCTAGTTCTAACACGGCTGTCGGACACAGCGCTCTTTATAGCAATACAACCGGCGACTTAGGCACTGCATTGGGGCGCAATGCGCTTCAATACAACACCACTGGCAGCAGCAATACAGCGGTCGGCGTGAGCGCACTTCAGGAAAACACGACTGGCCGGTTCAACACTTCAGTAGGTTTTCAGTCGAGCTTCAATCCTACAACTGCATCGGAAAACACCTCTGTTGGCTATCAGGCGTTGCGTAGCGGCACCACTGGTGGCAACAACACCGCTATCGGCAAACACGCGATGTTTAGCAACACAGAGGGCAACACCAATGTCGCTGTAGGCCGTGCCGCGCTCTATACAAACACCACTGGCGCAGCCAACGTCGCCGTTGGAAATGACGCCCTGCAATATAATACAACTGGCGGTGGCCACGTCGCTGTAGGCCGGTCTGCCTTGAGAGATAACACAACTGCGACTTTGAATACGGCGGTCGGTGTTAACTCACAAGAAAGAGGCACGACAGCGACTGCAAACTCATCGCTGGGATACCGCTCCCTATATCTTACCACGACCGGCTCATATAACACTGGTCTTGGCTATGAGACGCTGCGTAGCAACACCACCGGCATCGACAACACCGCCACTGGTTATCAGGCGCTTTATAATAATACAGATGGCGATAAAAATGCTGCGCTCGGTAACGGCGCTCTGTTTACCAGCACAAGTGGGGAGCGGAACAGTGCTGTTGGTTACCGTTCTATGTACAGCACAACCACCGGCACCAACAACGCCGCTCTTGGTGACAGCGCCCTTTACAATAACACAACTGGCAGCGGCAACTTCGGCGCGGCGTTTAGAACATCTAGCGGCTCCTACGCCCCCGTCTTTAACCCGACGACTGAAAGCAACCGCGTCGTCATGGGCCACACCAGTGTCACCAACGCATATGTTCAGGTGGCTTGGACTGTCGTGTCCGACGAACGAGACAAGACACAAATCGCGCCGCTTGAGATGGGCTTGGACGTTGTTCAGAAGCTCAATCCTGTCAGCTACAAGTTTCGCGCAGACCGCTCCACAGAGGAGACTGTCGGCAACAAGCGTTATGGCTTCTTGGCCCAAGACGTTCTCGCCCTTGAGGGTGACGACAATGTGATTGTGGACAATGAAGACCCAGACAAGCTGAAGATGACCAACGAGGAGCTTATCCCTGTACTCGTCAAGGCTATCCAAGAGCAACAAACCCAGATTTCTGAATTGAAGGCGGAAATCAAACAACTGAAGGAAGCATAAGATGCGAACAGCAGAAAAGAAGGCACAAGACTACACCGCGATGGGCCACAGCGTTGACCTTATCAACGACATTGTCGCCGGCAATCGAGACGCAGAGATGGACGTAGAAGACCGTCAAGGCACCGTTGACCGGAACGTCGAACACCTAGAACTGATGGTGGCAAAAGATGATTGGGGCGATGAAGACATGACCGCAGTCAACGCCGCGATTACGGCTGGCAACGGCTACACCGCAAGCTAACCTGGCCCACTAAACCGTGATGCCGGAAGAGCACAAAACATTTGTGGATGTAGTCGCTGGCACTGGCACAGCAGCAGCATATTTTGACATGGCACCTAATGTAGTGGCCGTGTTCACAGGCATTTGGGTGCTTATTCGCATCTGGGAAACGGAGACTGTGCGCAAATGGACCGGACGTTTAAAGTAAGGATTGCACAAATTGTTTTCGCAGTGTCTCTTCTTGGATTCACGGCCTGTGACCGCATCGACCTGTCAGACATCTCTACGGCGTCTGGCGCGTCTAGTGCGGCGCTGGGCACGGCTGTTATTACGGCCAACCCCGTTGCCATAGGTGCGGCGGCTACCGCTGGCGGACTGGCGGGGGCCGCCCTGATTGAAGACGACAAGAGCCTGACAACTGAACAAATCAAAGAAGTAGACAACCCGTGGCAAGCCCTGCTCATCGCTTTTGACCAGGTTCTTGCCCACGCTTTTGAGATTGTCATCGCCATTGGCATAGCTGTCGTCGGCCTGCCCATGCTACTCTCCTACTTGCTGGGTCGTTTTAAGCAGCGCCCCGAGGACCGTAAACAGATTGAGGAGCTCACCACGAGAGTGGCGAAGATGCGGGAATGACAAAGCGCAAGTCTACAGTCAACAAGGCCGGTAACTACACTAAGCCCACCATGCGTAAGAACCTGTTTAACAAGATTAAAGCGGGCGGTAAGGGTGGCAAGCCAGGCCAATGGTCGGCGCGTAAGGCGCAGATGCTGGCCAAGCAGTACAAGGCCAAGGGAGGCGGTTACCGCAACTAAACATGCTGGCGGAAATCGCTGCCGCCAATGCGGCCTTTGGAATCATCAAGCAAGCTATCAGCAACGGCAAGGAACTGTCCTCTGCCGCGTCTGCGATTGCGCAGTTTGTGGGCGCGAAGGAGGGCCTGCAACGCAAGATTGACAAGAAGGGCTCACACCGCACCGACCTTGAGGAGTTTATGGCGCTCGAGCAACTGCGGGAGCGTGAGGAGGAGCTCAAGCAGCTCATGATTTATACGGGCCGCCCGGGCCTATGGTCGGATTGGCAGAAGTTTCAAGCGAAGGCCAGGGTAGCTAGGCGAGAGGCCGAGGTCGAGGCAGCGCGTAAGCGTCAGCGGTTAATCAACGTGATAATTATTGCGTTTTTCTTTATACTAGGGCTGGCAATAATGGGTGCGATTCTGGCTCTGGCCCTACATGCAGCGGGTAAATTGTAATGGCATTGAAAAAATCACAGCGCAGCCTCAAGGCTTGGACGAAACAAAAGTGGAGAACCAAGAGTGGCAAGCCGTCCACGCAGGGTCCGAAAGCAACCGGGGAAAGATATTTACCGTCTCGAGCAATTAAGTCCCTGTCTCCGCAGGAATATGCGGCGACCACGAGAGCCAAAAGGAAAGCTACTAGAGCCGGAAAGCAAGTATCCAAGCAACCGAAGCGCATCGCAGCCAAGACGCGCAAGTACAGAAAGGTAACGTAATGCCAGGCAAGAAGTACTCACCAAAGCAAAAAAAAATGGCAGCCGTAGCTGCTCCTCGCAACAAGATTACGGGCGCTGATTTCGCCAAGCTGCGCGGCAAGAAGAAGCCGACTATGGGCGCAGCAAAGAAGAAGCGTCGTGGCTAAGACGCCCGCATGGCAGCGCAAGGCTGGCAAGAGTAAAAGTGGTGGCCTGAACGCCAAGGGACGTGCCTCGGCCAAGCGTCAGGGTATGAACCTGAAACCGCCCGTCTCAAAGAAGCAAGCCAAGAAGTCGCCGAAGGCAGCAGCCCGGCGCAAGTCTTTCTGCGCCCGCATGAAGGGCATGAAGAAAAAGCTCACGTCCTCAAAGACTGCACGAGACCCCAATAGCCGCATCAATAAATCTTTGCGTAAATGGGACTGCTAAAAAAGACCCCCACTGGCGGGTTCGCACAAACCAGTGAGGGTCAGTTAGGCAGAGGGGAAACTGTGAAAAACCTCTGCCTGGGGAGGAACTATTCAATACGCCAGATGCGCCAGCCTGTGCCGTTGGGCTCTTTACGTGACCTATGCTTTATCCCCCTCCAATACATAGCTCTGCGCACCCTGTCGCATTCTTTTTCAGTAGTCGTAATAAGGCTATCCCCGACTTTCATGCGGTCGAGCATTTTCCATTTGCCGCGCCTCGCGTCGGGCACTGGTATGCCCTTATAAAGAATCAACTGATTGCATTCTCCACACCTTGTCAAAGCACCCTCCTGTTTCGTCATGGCATAAGATATGTCCGTTCCCATTCGCAACCCACGTCCCATCCATGACGTAATGCTCTTTACCACAGAAATCACAGGTTACCCTCCTTCTGTTCATTTGGTTGCGACTTCTCTTTTTCTTTTTCCGCATTCATCGCCTCTATCCCGGACTTGAGGAAGCGCTCGGCCATCCAGAGTAACTGTTGAGCTGTCATGTCCTTGTAGTAAGACACGCCATCTACACTCACCAGCACCCCTTCACGCCGAGGCACTACCAAGATTATTTTAGAAGGGCACGTCGTCATCAAGGTTCATTTGCGACGTAGGCCGCTCTTGGACGCCGATGGTTTGCGCTATCTGCCGCATGCCGGGCTGGCTGACATCGTCCGCGAGATTGTCCGTGTTTGTGTACGGTAGCTTCTCGCTAATCTTCAGCGTCATGCTGCCGTCGTCATTCTCGAACACCCGCACGCTATACTGCACGCTGCCGCGCAGATGGACGTCTCCCGGCGCACCCTCTTTGTACGGCGTCCATTTGCTGTTGCCGTACTTAGCCATGCCCTTGTCGTTAGGCCAGACACGAATTTGTGTTACGTCTCTATACTGCTGTGCCATCGTTAACCTCCGAGGCGCTTCTCGTGCTTTTGAAAGAGCTCAAGAAGCAACTGCGCACGACTAGCATTCCGCTTCTTGATTTCACTAAGAGCGGGTTTGGTTTCTGCAAACAGATTGTGAACCCCTCCAATAATTTTTATATTCTCCAGCTTCTTGGACAGAGAGATGTAAAGCTCTTTATCCTCTTTGTCTTGAGCGGCATCGGACGGCGTCTCGTTGACGGTCGAAGTGGAGGGTGCTTGACCGGAGCCGCCGCCCGAACTGGATTGCTCCAAATTCTGCTGCTTCCTCGGTACAGCCTCCATCTCGTTGGCGCTTGCATACTCACCACCGGACAAGCCGATGCTTGCAAGAGCCCTACCGATTGCCGAGGTTTCACAGTTTTCTAGGGCGCTGGTCTTGTTGACGTGTCCCTGTCCTCTGATTTCCTCGGCTGTCCCTGCACCGATAACGTGACCATTATGGTCTGTTACCGTCGCTTTGACAACCACGCGTTGCCCATCATCGACCATAACTTGCGTGTCGATGCCACACTCAAAGCCAAACACAGTGCGGAATGCTTCCATCCGGTGCACGACTTGTGTGTACTTCTTGCCTCCTTGCTGCTTGACGCCATGCGTCTTGTTGAGCTCGGAGACGAGGCCCATTGCATCAATTACCTTGCTACTCATCCATTACCTTCCTTTTGTGCAAGTGGTCCGCCATGAGGTGCATGAACACTACCCATGCTGCCTTCATGTCCGTAAATTCTTGCTCGAGCACCTCAACGCGATGCTCGAGCTCGTCCAGACGTTGCTGGCGTTCTTCTTCCTCTGACATTACTTCATGCCAGTGGCAGTCGCGGTTGCGTCGATGATTGCGACGCCCCATGCAAACTTAATGATGAACGGTACTGCCATTGCAAACATGGTGTCCTCCTTTCTCAGTCAATCAGCCACAGACGGTAGGTGCCGTCATCGAGCTTGCGTTGCGTTAACTTGAAGCCATAGTACTTTGCCAAAGACTGCGCGCGGTTGGCCTCGTAGTCCTTTTTGACGGCAAAGCTGTCGCCGACGTTCATAGACTTGAGCAAGCTATGGAAGTCGCTCTTCATCTCGCGCTTCTTTTTCGGCGGCATTGGGATATTCTTTTCAATCACTACGTTCATCTGTCTAACCTCCAGATTTGTTTGGCTATTGCCAGGATGTCGGGGCCATGTCGCCCCACGATTTGCCCGTAGTCCGGTTGGACTAGAGCAAACAGGTTGCTCCACTTGCCATCAGCGGCGCGGAGTAAATTTTGAATAACAAGCCAGCGTTGACGCGCCTGCTGGTATGCATCCTCGAGCGCGTCAGGTTTGAGCGCATCGCAGTTGCTGGCATCTACAATGTTGAAGCCAAGCGGCGTGACGAACAGCAGCCCGGGCTCGTCGCCGGTTGCCTTCCAATACACAGCTTGCTGCATGATTTGTTGCGGGGTAGGCTCTGTTTTGGGCTTAGGAAAGCGCCACGAACGTGTGCCATCCTTTTTAAGCGGGTTGCGGGTGGGGAAGCTACATTTGAGGTCTACCTGTCGGCCACCGCCAGTGTAGTCTTGGAACAGCATGGTCGGCACGTCAATCAGCTCGTCCTGATGCCAGCGCTGAAACTCACCCTCGAACTCAGTGTCGCCATAGAACTCGCGTATGCCGTTGACGGCGTGCTGCGCCATCTCCGGAATGATTTCTTTGAACTTATGGAACTCCTCGGTGTCCTTGCCGTTGTCCCAGTCGCGTGGCTTGTAGAACTCAAATTCATTCATGCCTTTACGCACAGCGTCGGCCATATCCATAGGTTTGCTGGGCCCGGAGATAGGGCTGTAGTCATGGACGCCAAGCGCCATGTCCGCTATGCTTTGTACTATCTGCCCAGCTCGAGGACGTGCTGCGAATGGGAATGACCGGCCAAGCTCCTTGCGGAGATAGAGCTTCAGAATGTGTTCATCAACGGTCTGCGTTGCACCCGATGCGCTATTGTGGGCGCTGCCGAACGGCTTTCTGTATTCTGGTATTTCGTGCATGTAACCCTCCATAACCCTCACAATAATTAGTCTCCACAGTCTGTCAACAAAAAAATAAGGGAGTCCTAAATGCTTATAATTGTTACCCAAGACGAGTTAATTACGTGTGCGCACTGTGATGGCTCTGGCGTTATCCCTGTTGACCTGTACGCTCACACTGACGTAGGGTTCGCCATCACCCGGCAGCAGAAGTGGCGCTGCGGTGTATGCGATGGAGAGGGCGAAGTCTTGCCCGAGTTTGAAGTGGAGCTCGAGGATTGTGACTAACGGACGTGCGAAGGGCGCTCAATTCGAGCGTGACGTGGCCCGAATGTGCCACGAGGCTATGGGGTTCGAGGTAAAGAGAGACCTCGAGCAATATAGGCAAGGCGATAGGGGTGACTTGCTTGGCGTGCCGGGTTGGGTCATCGAGTGCAAGCGGTACGCATCCGGTTCTTGTCGTTCAGAATGGTGGGCCCAGGCCACCAAGGCGGCGGACGCTGCGATGTGTGAGCCTGTGCTCATCTACAAGTTTGACCGGCAGCCAGTACGGTGTCAGGTGTACTTGTCTGCCATCAACCCCGACTACTGGGGCAAGGATGACGTTGCCACGATTAGCTTTGACACGTGGTGCATGATTGTAAGGGAGGGATTGTCTGATGAAGAACGCAGCAGACATGACGCTGGAGGAATTTCGGAACCTGCTGGCTACTATAACGCTACCGCCTGACGTGCCGCCTCTGCATCCGGGGCATTACCAGCGCAAGCAAAGGCCAAGCGAGGCGCAGAAGCCGTTCTGGTCGCGCAGGAAGAAGGGCAAGAACACCCGGCCTAAACCGCGTCGGGCGTCTCGCACTTGTAGTTAGCTGTCATTGGCATGGGAAACATGGGCGCAACCTGCGCCGCCATTTCTTCTGCCCGGACCTTGCATGCCTCTTCTGTAATCTTGAGGCCGGTCGTGTCCTCGAACACCACACAGTTGGTCGGGGCCGCAGTCATGCACAGCATAATCATAGCCTTGAACATATCGTTCTCCTCCTTAGACGGTATCATACTTGTTGCTTTTTTGCCTGTTCTCCTTGGCTGGCAGAATTTGAAGGTTCCACGGCACGTGCAGCCCACAAACATTTTTGCCTAACAGCGGGACGATGTGGTCTACATGGTGGTCGATGCCGGTCGCCCGGATGACCTCGTCTCGCTTTTCGTACACCCGCACGATTGCATCGAGGTGTAGTTTCGACAGAGGTATGCTTGTGCGCTTCCACCGAATAGCGTTATAGGCTGATTGATAGGGCCGCAGCCTTTCCCGGTTAGCTTCACGCCAGTTGCGCTGGTATTCGTTTAATCGTCCGCGGTTGTTTGCGACCCACTTGTCGTACCGGGCTTTGGATTCCTCTTTGGTCACTCGTCGTATTGGTTTGTGGCCAAGAGCGCGCCGCTTTTTCATCGCGGCATCTCTGCAAATTTTCTTTTGCTCTTCGTAGCATGGCGGGCAGTGACATTTGCCCTTCGAGCTTGTTTTGCGTTTGCCGTAGTTGCCGTGCTTACAAGGCTTGCCACTGTCGTAAAACTCCAAACCCATTTGCTTTGCCTCTTTGAGGCGCAGCACACCGGCGGCGTGTCTGTCAGACTTTCTTTTGTTCCTGCGCTCTTTTAATTTTTGTTTGTTGCAAACAAGGCACCGACCGTTTGCGGTGTAGCGCCCGGCCACATGCCCGTGAACGCACGGGTTCCCGCTGTTGTACACGCTTAGACCCTGTTCGATGGCCTCTGCTCTGGTGATGATTTCCATGTCTTCCCTCCTCTTGTCAGACGATTAGAAATGTGATATTAGGTTCCTCATTGTCATGCGGCAGAACTGCTTTGCAATGTCATTGCGATGCACCATGCCAAACTTTTTATATATAAAAAAAGACATAAGCCTGACCATTGCATTGTTAGGTGCAATGCATTGTATACAATGCATTGCGCCAAGTTTTACTTATACTCGAGCTCGAGCGCTTGCAGTGCAAGCTGCACGGTTCGAGGTATGTCCAGCTCTCCGCTTTCGTAATACTGGACAGTACGCCGGGCCAGCCCTAGACGTTCCGCAAACCTCTGTTGCGTCATGCCTAGCAATTCCCGGCGGTGTTTGAGCTCGTCGGCTTTCACTTGTCAGAACCCCACACTTCTTTTTTCTCAATCCAGTGCGGCTCTGATGCGTCCAGCACCTCGCTAATAGCCCACGCATATAGGTCGTATTCACCCGGCACGTAGTCCCGGGCCTTGTGTTTTGCCAAGGTAACCTGTGCCTCCTCGAACGTGTCGGCCAGCTCGTAATGGTCTGTATAGGCTGGCTCTCCGTAAGAGCGCTGGAAGCGCAGCGTGCGGTGGATGATAAACATGTCAGTCCTCCTTCCAGTTTGATATGTCATTGGTTGACAGGGCAACGTGCGCATTACATTCCCCGCCTTGCTCGTCAGCGCATAGCAGCATCACGTCTTGCACCTCAATGACTCCTAGGACAAACTTCTCCCAGTCTTGAAGCCCCCATGACATAGTCGCCATTGCCACAACCTTGTCGCTGCGGTTTTTTATCCTGATTATTGCGTTCACCATTTCTCAGTCCCCCTTCGTAGACAGATAAATGTTGTATTGCTTGAGGATGAGCCCGACCGTGTCGAGGCTCTCCCGGACTGCTTGCCGCCATTCGTCGTCCCATTGGTCCGGCGGTGCCGTGTCCATAAGGTCGAGCATGTCTGACGCAGCGGTCAGGGTCTCGTGGAATGCCCGTTTCTGTACGTTGTTAATCATATGCATTGGCTTGGTTCTCCTTTCTAATGCTTGGTGCTTTCGCGTTCTTCCTCGAGGCATTCGGCCATGTAGTGCTTTACGGCGTCCTGCTTGGCCTCGTCTGCAATCATCATCGACATGAGCAGGCCAGCTTCCCGGCCCTCTGCGCATTGCTCGGCAATGCGACACAGGGCGGAAAAGTACATGAGGCTAAGGTTGTAGGTAACCTCGAGCGCCCCCTTGTGGGGGTGCCCGTTGATTGCGTCTAAGCATGCCTTCATAAATGCGGCGTCATGCTCGGTCAGTGGGTTGTCTTGGCTATTCATGTGCTACCTCCTATGGCCTGCTGTGGATTGCCGCCATTGTTGCCTTTGCCTCGACGTGTGGCGATGGCGGAATGTCAGACCATTTCTGGCCGGGTTTGCGTGTGCGCCAGCAATGGCCGTCTCGGACCTCGCGGCGGTGTGCGTCCCAGATAACCCGCGCCACATACAGGGCGGCGCGTTCTTGGCCGTACCGCTTTGCCTCTTTGCGGTATCGGTTCAAGCACCAGTTAGCGCACCATTGTTGTGGGCCTTCTTGCAGGGCCCGCTGTATGACTTGCGGCAGCATGTCATAAGCCTCCATCTGCGTATAACGTGGCTTGCGCTTTACGCTTCTTGTCCTCGAGTTTGCCATGCGCCCGCCCCTATGCGTTAAGGTTTGCGAGGCGGTAGGTGCCGGACTTGATGCGGCGCTTGACCTCGGCAGTGTCGCAGTTAAGGAACTGGTTCCGGTATTTGCTGGTGGTAACGCTGTAGTCCCATGCGTCCCGGTCGAGGTATGTGACGCGCTCGCCACCCTCTACCGTGCACTTGGCTATGATTGTCGAATAGCTCTGAAAGTACAGGTCACCGCCGTCGATGATAATAAACTGGTTGGCGACAGGCTTGCCGGTGCGTCCGGTCATCTGTGTTACTCGTGCCATTTTTATTCCCTCCATTAGAACAATGACAGTTGCGTTGCAGCTTGCGCCGGGCTTTGCTCCGGGAACAAGCTAGGAAACAGGCTGGTATGCCTTTGTGGCGACATTGTGGCCTGAATAGGTTTAATCTGTGCTGGCTCTGGTTGCGATACTGGTTCGCCCATGCGCAGGGTTGGCCGATAGATGAACTTGCGGCGGCCTCTGTATTCGTCGATGGCCTTGCATCCGCTCTGGTCCAATACATAGGCCACGCCCTCGATGATGCGCACCAATTGCACGTGGCGCGTGGTTGTCACCATGTAGGTGGTGCGAGGCCGTGCGACGCGCTGGCAGAATGCTTGTAGCGTCATGCGCTCATGCTCGACCACCTCATAGTCTGCCCCGAGCTCGTCTAGAACCTTGAGGCGCTCTGAATGGATGGTGCCGCCTCTAAACCGCTTGCGGTGGGTCAGATGCTTGGCGCATAGGTTCCACACCCGGGCAAAGCTCTGGCCCGTGCTGGCGGCTATCGCAGTGACGCCGCAGTTAGGCCCGAGCTTGGCATCGGCCGGCAGGTTGAAGTTGTCTATAATCTGGCTCATCGCTTGCCCTCCAGCTTGCGTGTGATGACTAGGATAATGGGCGCAATGGTTGCGCATTGCAATAGGGAAAGCAAAAAAAAGTGTACAGCTCTGACAGCATTGGATAAAATCAGAGTGTAAAAGCCTTGGAGGGTTTCAACATGATTAAATTATTGATAGCGGTTTGCATCCTGTCAGGTGGCGGTGATGCGGCATGCTTTGAGCTGGCCAGCACGTCACACTTCGACAGCATGAAGCACTGCACCGCAGAGCGTGACAGGATGGTGAGCGAGACATGGGCGCTGCGCATGCGTGAGGATATGGTGGCGAATGCGCGTTGCGTTGCCGAGCTCGAGGGATGATTGCGGTGTGGAATGCGGTGGGTTTTGAGTGTCAGCACACACACAAAGAGCACACCACCGCGCGGCATTGTATAGCCGAGACTAGCATGCTGTGACATTTTTGCAACACTGTGGCAAAACGGCAACAGTGTGGCAGCGATGCAACAGGGTACGGGGGGGTCTGCGCAGACCGATGCACCCCCAGCGCGCGGGGCCGTCGCTAGGTGTGTTAAATGCCCCCTACACACTCACAGAGAGGACCATGACCAAAATAACCAAAACCAGAACAGACGAAATCATTGCGCTCTTATCCGATGGCCACAGCCTGGTGCATGCCTGCAAGAAGACAGGCATATCCAGAACGGGCCTATACAAGCGTATGGGGGCGGACGAGGAGCTACGGGGTGCTATCTACTCTGCACGTGCTCAAAGCGCTGAGAAGGCTTTAGACGAGCTTGACGGTATGTATTTGAATGCACTCGAGGGGCGCAGGCGCTACGACCCCAACATCCTCCGGGACTATGCGCAACACGTGCGCTGGAAAGCAAAGACATCCATGCCGGAGCAATACGGTGAGCACAAGAGTAGGGCTGGCGTCGAGGTTAGTGACGGCACGGTGCGTATCTTGTGGGAGACTGATTGATGGACGTTAAGATTCCGTACAAGCCTCGTCCCTTGCAAAAGGAAATGCATAAGGAATTAAAAAGATGGAATGTGCTAGTGATGCACCGCCGTTTCGGCAAGACAGTGTGGGCAGTGAACCAGCTCATCAAGACGACGCTGACCTGCCCGTTGCCTCGACCGAGGACGGCTTTTGTAGCTCCTACCTTCGCCCAGGCGAAACGAATAGCGTGGGACTACGTCAAGTTTTACGCGGGGGTCATTCCCGGCGTTCAGTTCAACGAGACAGAACTACGAGCTGACTTCCCCAACGGCGGCAGGTTGATGCTGCTATCTGCTGAAAACCCGGACGCCCTTCGTGGCATCTATCTTGATGAGTGTGTCTTCGACGAGTTTGGCATGCAGAACCCCAGGGTATGGGGGGAGGTTGTGCGACCGGCGCTCTCTGACAGACAGGGCTCGGCATGTTTCTTGGGAACCCCGGCGGGCCACAACCATTTCTTTGATTTGTTGGAGACGGCCAAGGGTCAGATTGCCGAAAAGAGTGATGACTGGTATTTTAAGATTTGCAAAGCCAGTGAGACAGGGATTGTAAAAGAAGGAGAGCTCGAGGCTGCACAGGCGCAGATGACGCCGGAGCAGTACGAGCAAGAATACGAGTGTTCCTTCACAGCCGCAATCATTGGTGCGTACTACGGCAAGCTACTAGCGGACGCTGATGACAGCGGCAGAATAAGCCGGGTGCCATACGACCCTGCCTATCCCGTGCACACAGCTTGGGATTTGGGCATCAACGACGCAACGGCCATTTGGTTTGCGCAAGTGTTCCGAGGGGGCGCAGTCAATGTTATTGATTATTACGAGAGTTCTGGGGTTGGTCTCGACCATTATGCAGATATACTCTCAAAGAAAGACTATCATTACGGTGACCACCTCGCTCCTCACGATGTTGAGGTCAGGGAATTGGGGTCAGGTAAAAGCAGAGTGGAAACGGCTTATTCGCTCGGAATCAAATTCAGAGTCATCCCCAAAATGAAGGTGGCGGATGGCATCAACGCTGCGCGTATGTTAATACCTAAATGTTACTTTGACAGAGACAGGTGCGGCGACGGCATTGAAATGCTTCGCCAATATAGGCAAGAGTGGGATGATAAGAGAAAAGTTTTCAGAGACCATCCGCGTCATGATTATACGTCTCATGCAGCCGATGCTTTCCGGTATCTTGCTGTTGGCCTGGAAAATCGCGCAAACTTCCAACGACCTGCACAGCAAGTTGCACAGATGGAATACAACCCTTTCACACTATAGGATTAAAAAATGAGTGAGAACGTAGGGGTAAGCCCAGGTGGGGGCAGTCGCCAACCAACTAAGATAACGCAAGGCAGCATCGGTGCAGCAGAAGCTAGTCGCTTCCGGCAGGCAGGAGCGGCCCGTCAAAAAGAGCGCGAGGCGGCTATAGCAGAGGTTCGTGGTCGCGACGAAAACTCCATGTTCCCAAGCACGCTGGGCGCAATAGGCAGTATGGTCAGAAAGAATATTGTTTCCGCGCTAGAACGCGGCGCACGGCCTGTGCAGGTAAGGTCAAAGTCAGGCAAGTTAATTACTGTCGGCGCACTTGAGAGCGACGGCACTTACACTGGACGCAGCCAATACCGAGACATTGCAAGAGAATCACCGGGCGGGGGCACCATTATGACCTCGGCAGCAGAAGGCTTTGCGCGTATGCGTGCAGAAGACACCGACGAGCGCGCGCCAGAACCAAAAATTATACCGCCTACTCAAGAAGAAATACCTGAAGGCTTTGAGTATGACGCAGCGACTAACGAGCTTATTGAAACCTCTACTGGTCGTCGTACTCGTTTCCAGCGCCGCCGTGGCGGC